CCAGCCACTCTGTTTTTGTTTTTTGTATCTGTTTGGGTTTCCATTTAGCAAACAGTGACTCCTTTCTTGTGGCAGAGTGGTTTACATATGTCAGCAGAAAAAAGGAGATTTTCATGAACCAAGAAAAACTAACCAAAGATGAATTGCGCTGCATTGCAAGATTTTATCAAAGCGTAATTTTTAAAGGACAGGTATTTGGATGTTGTAGATATTGCAGATTGTATTCAGAATGTACCAAAGACATAAATAACATGATGTTCGACAAGTTACGAACTAAGTTAGAAAAATTAACCGGTGTACATCTCGGAATGCTTATACCAGATGAAGAACTACTAAAAAAAGGTAATTGATTTTAAATAAGTATCACAGGTTGAGGTGAGCCACTCACCCCATATGAATGTAGAAATATATAAAATTTTAGAAAGTCTGTTTCAAGGCATCACCTCAAAAAATGTTTTGACCGGAGGGTGGCTCTCTTGAACCTGTGACGGAAAGGGGAAAAATTATGACAAAGTTTTACATGATTAAAAATCAAAAAATTTTAGATGCTGTTGCGATTTATAAAAAAAATTATAAAGAACGTAATAAATTTATTGCTGATTTTTATTCTTCCCATGGCATTGACGGTCATCAATATTATTTGGCTGGAAATGGACCGATAAATAAACCATTTACCGACACATGGGAAAAACACATTGCACTACATATTGAAAATACAACAAATAATTTATCAAAATTTGCAACGGAACTTAAGCGTAGCAGACAATTTAATGATTTGTATGAATTCAAGAAAACTTCAAAAACTCTGAAAGAATTTCAAAAAGAATGCATTATTAAAAAAATTATCGTCAATCTTGAACCAGTATATTGGGGTGACTATTTTAAGGATTTATGCTATAACCCACATTCTTATACTACTTTTTCATATGATGGAATTTTATATTTGGGAATTACCTGCAATTCACTTGAACAATTTGAGCCGAAATGTGATGGCGTTATAGAAATCAATGGCAGTGAATTTTATAAAAAATTAGAAAAGAAAAAAGAATTGACAGAAGGAGAAACAAAATGATAACTATCGGTTGGGCATGTATCGTCATTGGTTGCAGTTTGGTGGCGTATTGCAAATGAAAGCTGTAACATTCAAATACGATACTATATTCAAAAAAAGTATGAGTTTTACAATGCAAATTTCAGATGAACTGTATGACGCATTGAAAATTCAAGACAAAATGCAGGATTTTCGTGTCAGTGAAATTATGGACGATATTTCATCAATGCTATCAATAGTTGCCGAATTGCAGAGTTTTGGTGCAATTAAAGGCGGTTATAGTATTGATTTTAATGACAATTAAAAAAATTACCGCCATTTGCTTATGAAAAGGTAGAAAAACGGTGAAAAATAGGGACTTAAATAATGAGAGGACAAAAAAAGCACCTTTCGGAATAGGACAAAATACATAATTCATAAATATGGAACGGGGTGATAAAAATGAGAATACATCACATATTAGCGAACGGAAAAGAAGTTGAAAGTGTGGCAGGAAAAGTTATCAATGTGTCGGAATTTCCTATGTTATCTTCTGTTTTTCGTTCGGTAAATCAACGAATGCAAGAACAGGCAACCGAAAACGAAGAAAAAGGAGCATAATGCTCCTACGGTTGGACAAGCAAAGGAGGAGAGAAAAATGAACAAAGTAATGCTGATAGGTCGTATTTGTAACGACTTGAAAAAGAAGTACATAGGTGACAGTACCGTTGTTCAAGTGTCTTTGGCAGTGCAAAGACGTTTCAAAAATTCTAAAAATGAGTATGATACAGATTTCGTTCAATGCGAATTGTGGGGACACAATGCGGATTTTCTTGTGAAAAATTTCGCAAAGGGTGATATGGTCGCATTTGAAGGTGCAATCAGGAACAACAACTACGAAAAAGATGGTGTTAAGCACTATTCAAACAAAATAGTTGTAGAATCAGTGTATTTCACCGGAAGTACACTGATGAAGAAAAAACAATAATTGTGCGATTTGGCTTAAATAAACCCTGCGGAAAGGTAGGGTTTATTCGAGTACGCTCGAAAAAAGTAGGGTGTACAAAGGAAAGAAAAGGAGAACATTAATAATGGCGATTTACAGAATACACAAAGAGGATAACTATGTAATAGTTGATAAAGCCTTTTTGCTGAATGAAAAAATCAGTTTGAAAGCTAAAGGACTTTTAGCCCTGTTGTTATCTTATCCGGATGACTGGCAATTTTACGAAGCAGAAATAGTACAACACGCAGCAGACAAAGTAAATTCATTGAAAAGTGGACTAAAAGAGTTGATAGAAAACGGCTATATAGTACGGAAACACGCTAAAGATGAAAAAGGAAAGTTTAAATGTTTTGAGTATCATATTTACGAAAAACCAATGTTGGAAAAACCAGTGTTGGAAAAACCAATGTTGGAAAAACCAGTGTTGGAAAAACCGACACTACTAAATAATAAAGACACTAAGAATAAAAACACTAAGAATAAAAACACTAAGAATAAAAACACTAAGACCACTCCGTCACCGGAGTTGGTGTCTGAGTTCAAAGCGTGGTATTCAAAATATCCTAACCAACGAAATGAGCAACAGACCATGAGAAACTACATCAACACCAGAAATAAATATTCAGCCGAACAGTTGATGACTGCACTGGATAATTACCTCGCAGACATAGAAAAAAACAACACAGACAAACGCTATATTAAGTATTCCACAAACTTTGTCGGCAAGGAACAAGCGTTTGTCGATTACTTAGACACACCGGCACAGCCGGCTTTGACTGAGGAAACAGATGATAGTTACATCGCCACAATCGAGGCGGAAGACCCTGAGTATGCCGCACGACTACGAAGGAGGGATAACGATGTATGAACAACAACAAATTCCTGCCAACTATGAGGCGGAGCAGGCAGTCGTTGGTGCATTAATCATTGGTGGCAATGTGGATGAATTAACCACCGAAGTCAATCTAACACCCAATGATTTTTATTTCAGTGATTGCAAATTGGTGTACAAATGTATTTTGTACCTAAACGACAAAAACGACAAAATCGACATAGTAACGGTAGATAGTACATTAAAAACCGCCAAAGAATACAAGGGAATTGAATTTCTGAAAAATGCAATCAGTAACAACCCAACGAAACATAATTTAATTTACTATGGCAAAATCGTAAAAGAATATGCGAAACGTCGTTGGTACATAGATATGTCAAATAAAATATTGACTATGGCAGGCAATACAACATTGCCAATAGAAAAAATATCCGACAAAGTGGAATATATGCTGGCAACGGAGAGTGATTCTATCAATGTCAATACCGCAGACGATTTGATAATGCAGACGTATGACACCATTGCAAAAGCAAGTGAAAACAAAGGTAGTATTCCGGGACAGGCAACAGGATTTAATAACATAGATTTGAAAATGGGCGGTATAGACGGATTGGCTGTTTTAGGTGCAAGACCGGGTATGGGGAAAACCGCATTTGCATTAAATGTTGCCGAACATATAGTTTACAACGAATTAAAACCGGTAGTATTTTTTTCGTTGGAAATGGGCGCACAACAGTTAATGCTCCGTCTGGTATCCTCGATGACACGCATTAAATATTCTGCTTTGCGATATGGGGAATTGGAAGATGATGATTGGACAAAACTCGCCAGTTTCATGAATCAATCAGAAAAAACAAAAAAATTGTTAATCTGTGATGAACCCAAGATGACAGTGCGAAAAATTCGTTCGGTTTGCCGTAGGTTAAAAAAACAACATGGCTCTTTAGGTGCGGTGGTCGTTGACTATTTGCAATTAATTGAAATGCCAAACAATAAAAACTGCACAAAGGCACAAGCAGTCGGTGATGTTAGCCGAGAGCTGAAAATCTTAACGAAAGAATTAGGTTGTCCGATAATTGCTCTTTCGCAGCTGAATAGAGCAAATGAGCAACGGTCGGACAAAAGACCGACACTTGCCGATCTTCGTGACAGCGGAGCTATTGAACAGGATGCCGACAGTGTAATGTTCATCCATAACGAAGATGCATATAGAAAAGACAAATCACAACCACAAACAGGCAAAGTTGAGATATTGTTACCGAAATCAAGGTTTTCGCAAACAGGAACAATGTTTTTAAAATTCCAACCGGAATACATGAAATTTTCAAATTGGAATGTGAAAAAAGACCCATTTAATCGTAGTAAAAATTCGGCGGCAGTGTGGGACAAACCGGACGAAAATGATAAAGAAAACGCAAAAACTAGCGAAGCTGAAAAAGAGGAAAAATGACAAAGTGAAAGCTGATGAAATTTCAGAAAAATAACCAGATTTTAATGGTTATAAAATCGAAAAAAAACATAATTGATTTTATAATCAAAAAAAACGGCTTAGGACATCAGATTTTAAGCCGTTTCTACGAAAATATAATCACTATTTTTATTTGAATATTAGCCATAGAATAAAACATAAAAAAATCGAATCAAAATTTATTGTGAAGAGAGGAGTTGAAAAAAATGAAGTTCAGAACAGATAAATACAACATCATCAGGGCAATCAAAGTTATAAATCATGCTGTCAATGCAGAAACGATGAAGATGTTGGGCGGTATTCTGATAGATGCCAATGCACCAAATATGGTGGAATTGACAGCATATTCAAATGACATAAAAATCAAATATTATGTTCGTGCGGACGTTGAGCAGAAAGGGACGGTCGTATGTAACCCAAAGTATTTGATGAACATTTCCAAAGGTGAAAATATGGAGGTTATAATATCAACCGACAAAGACAATGTCATTGAAATGAAAAGAGGAATGACATTCAAGCAGAAATGGCAAGGAACAGTTGCGGAAAATTATCCGAAAATATCCATGCCGGAATGCAATAATGAATTGATGTTAGAACAGGAACGTTTTAGAGAAATTTTAACTAAAACTGTGCCATTTGCAGCACCGACAGTCGGATACAGACCGCAGTATAACGGTGTGTTATTTGATATAAAAAACGGAATATTACACAATGTTTCAACTGACGGAAAACGAATGGCACATATAACTACACCTGTTGGCACATATGAAAATATGTCGTTTGTAATAACGCTTCCTGCGGCGAAGGAACTGTGTCGTATTGAAAGTGAAAATCCACTGTTGCGTATTATTGTTGATAATACAAATATGCGGTTGTTGTTAGATTACAGTGAATTTATAGTTGTCGCCAGTACATTTAATGAAAATGGTTATGTCAAATATGACAATATGATGAATCGTGAATCGGATATAACTGCAACGGTAAAACGTACAGAGTTTATGCAGATGATTGAACGCGGCAAATTCGTTTCGGAACAGGGTAAAACAAAAGTTCCGGTAACGTTGGAATTGACAGATGATGTTTTGAAATGCAATGGCAGAAATCTTCGCTGCCAGCTAAAAGATGAAATAGATGCCGATATAGCCGGCAATATTAAAATCGGTTTCAATGCTGATTTTTTAATGGATATGATAAAAACAATACGGTCCGACAATGTTGTTTTGGAATTGAAATCACAGAAAGACGCATTGATAATAAAAGACGGTGATACAGAATTATTGTTGTTGCCGGTGATAGTGTGAAAGGGGACAGTAAAATGCGAAAACGATATTGTAGTATGTGTGGTCGTTTGATGGACGAACACATTGACGAAAACACAGGAAAACCGTTCGATATTCAGTTATGTTCCGGTGTATGTATAGGTGCTGCATGGCGAAATGTTACGAAATCAATTAAAAATGGTGTACAACCACAATGGACGGCAGCAGTACTACGCAGAAAAAGTAAAGCGTTTGAGTATCATAATCAGATAGTAAACTTGTTAAATAAAAAATTTACGCAAAAAAAAATTGCCGAGGCATTAGGAATATCTCACGGCACAGTTTATTCATCGTTGAAACAATACGGAAGGGAGTTTATTTAAAATGAATTTAAAAGTTGAAAATATATGTGATATATCACATTGCCAAAATAAAAATTTTTATGCCGTTTTGAATGTAAATGATAGGTGCATGGATTTTGATTGTCGATGTAATCGTGTGAAATTCATGGATGGTTTTGTGGTTTTTCAAGAACATACAAACGAAAATGATGTGACACTGGCGATAATTCCGAAAGAAAATATACTTTTTATCGCAACGGAGTAGGTTCATATATGGAAGCGGTTAGAGAATGTAATAATTTTTTAAGAAAAGAAAATAAGGACACAGAAGTAGCAGAATAAAGAGGAATAATAGTTGAAAATCAAGGGGTGAAGTAATTATGTTAGTTCCTGCAATCCTATATAAGGAGCAAATTTCAAAAGAGTTTCAAAGAAAATTTTACACGGAAGATATGTTTTTGGAAACGGGAAGTCTTTATCAATGGTCGCCGGAGATATTAGATAATCCTGCTGATGGTCAATTTGATTATGCGATTATACATAATAATAAATTAATCGGTTATTTATCATACAGAGTAGATTACTACTGTTCAAAGGTGTACAATTTTGGGCTTATGTCTTTCGATAAAGGAAATTTTGTTGTTGGCAAGGACGTGTTTGATAAAATGGAAGAACTTGTCGAGCTGTACCACAGAGTTGAATGGAGAATGATTTGTGGAAATCCGGTTGAACGGAGCTATGACAGATTTTGCAAAAAACATAATGGCAAAAAGCATATTTTAAAAGATGCGATAAAAGATAAATATGGTAATTATCGTGATGACGTTATTTATGAAATTGTTGGAGGAGAACAGTTAAAGAATGTCCGCAATTTGGGCAAACGTTCTGCACAGGAGGTTGTAGATAAACTGAAAGAATACGGTATTGAGTTACCGGATAGCGAGGACAGGATAATGACAAGTAAAGATATAGATGATTTAATAAATATATGCCGTCATTGCAGAATGGACAAAGCATATATACCAACCATTCCCGAAGAGGGCAGAGCATATGTGGATGGCTATGAGGATTGCAGAGATGATATTGTAGGCACGCTGTTACAAATAAGAGAAGAATTGGAGGATATAGACCCAACAAACGTACCTGTTGAAGATTACCACGATATGAAGATTGCACAGCTAAAGACTGCTATGGAGTCAGATAGACATCGTATACAAGAAATAGTAGACATACTGGTGGAACAAGTACGTGAGTTGCTTGAAAGTGAGGAATAACAATGAATTTGATAAAGTGGATTAAGAGAAAAAGCATATTAAAAAAACGTATCATTTTTTTTGAAAAAAAGTTGAAAAACGCAATGGATATAAATAATCTTAATTTTCATGAAGGCGAGATTTATGGAGCATTACATTTAGCCTATGATTTAGGAATAATAGACTATGAGGGGTATTCGGGTGTAACAAATGAAGTTTCGGCACTTTTGCTTAAACAATACGACAAAATTGGGAACGCTCAAAAAATAAGCATGAGAATGGAGAGCTAAAAATGATTGAATGGAAAAAAGTTAAAAAGTTAATGGATTGTTTCCCTGAAAGTGTGATAAATCACAATGGCGAATTTATCGCAATGGTAAAAGAAAACGAGTATTTCTTACTTGAAAGCTGCAAAGATGAACGTGAAATGAAATGCAAAGTTTTGGCGTGGTTTTCAAGAGGTGCTCATAAATCACAACATTATAATTCTAAAAAGAAAAATAATGAATACCATCAATTTATGCTTGATGGTATAAATAAATATCTTGGAACAAACTTTGACTTTGAAGATATGGGCATTATTTATACTAAACTCGGTAATGATGTCAATAGACCTCTTTGTGAAAAATTTGTTGACAGTGGATATGATATGAATATTTTAATTTCTAAGATTAATAAGAACTAAAATATATTTTATATTTATTAACGCAGGAGGAACAAGAAAATGCAAGTAGAATTAAAAGTGAACGATAAAAGCGTTCAGGCTGAAATACCTGAGGAACAGTTAAAAGAGACAGTATTGTTTGAACAGCTAAAAAAGCTGGGATTGATTGAGGATAAACCTAGAACTGGGTATGAGAGGGTTAAAAAAGATGAAATGTATTATGTAATTAATACAAAAGACGATAGTATGATAAATGTTAAAGAGTTTAAAGACGAAACGGATGAGCAATATTATAACATAGGCAATTATTACAATGATAAGGTGATTGCCGAGAACAATGCAAGAGCAGATAAACTACTTCGTTGTTTAAGACGGTGGCAGGCGGCAAATGACAAGGCTATTTCTATATCTGATTGGAAAAATGACAATATTTTTAAATATCATATAGAGTACGATTGTTTTAATGATTTTCCTTTCGTGGTTTATACTACTCGTTTTCGATCCCCAAATACTATATACTTTACATCGGGGGAAAAAGCCGAGGGAGCTATCGAAGTATTCAAAGATGAGTTAAAGTGGTACTACACCAAATATCAGCAGCGATTAGACGAAGAATAAGCAGAACGGGGAGTGAAAGCATGACGATAAAAGAATGGTTACAGAGAGGAATTGAGATTGAAGAAGAAATTGCTGATTTGCAGGCGGTTAATCCGGTTGTATTTTTGGACGAAATGAATGTAGCGGTTTATGAACAAAACATCAAAAACAGAATTGGCGAATTGTACAAAATAAAAAATGAAATTCTTCAAACCGTGAATCAGGTCGAAAGTGCTACACTCAGAAGACTGTTAATTAAGAGGTATATTCAAAATTTAACGTGGGAAAAGATTGCAGAACAGCTAAACTATTCATACAAACACGTTGTACATATTCTTCACCCCAAGGCACTGTCTGCAATCAAAAGAGTTTTAGAAAAAGATTAAGCCGGATTTCATCCCGGCTTTTTTTTGTGTGCGGAATTTTATAAAAATCCATAAAACCATCATTATGTAATAGAATGTAACATTGATCCTGTGGTAGTATATGAATCGAAGGGTGAACTGCCGTGAGGCAGTGGGAAAAAATATCTCAAAGCAAAAGAGGGGAATAGAGATATTAAGATAGGCATAGACACGCTTGAAGTATTCAGCGTACCATGTTTATGCTGATTATACGGAATGTATATGTTAATGCATATACATTCTGTTTTTTATTTTTAAGGGGGAAATGATAATGCTTGAAAAAATAAAAATATATCTACGAAAAAAGAAGTTTGAATATAAACGTAGAAAATTCTGCACTGAATGGAACAGACGAAACAGCAAATGGCATGAATGTCGTCACAAACGTAGAATGTTTGAAAGAGATCTGCGTAGGTGGCTAAGAGAATACAAAGGGTGATTGTATGAATACGGTTGAACCAATTCGTGACAAACGTGATGTATACGCAATCAAAAAATATCTGCGTCAAAAGGATATTAAATATTACATTATGTTCATTACAGGTATTTCATTAGGATTGCGTATTAATGAAATTTTGAAAATGACAGTAGGTGACGTTAAGGGGCGTACTACTGCAACGTTCCGGCAGAGCAAGACCGGAAAGGAAATCACGGTTGCATATAACGATGAGCTATTGAGAGAATATAAAACCTACTGCGAACACCGTACACCGGAAGAAGCATTGATACCAAATCCAAACAATGAATACAAACCGATAACACGTGACATGGCTTACAAGGTTTTGCGTGAAGCAGCGGATCATGTAGGTATCAGATACAAAGTCGGCACACACACATTACGGAAGACGTGTGGCTACCACTATTACAGGCAAACACACGATATAGTTACACTGCAAATATGGTTTAATCACCGTAATGCCAGTGATACATTGCGGTATATTGGCGTTACAAAAGACAGTGTATTAACTGCTATGAAAAACTTTAAAATCTAATTTTGTTATACATAAATGCTCAACGTATAATGAAATCCCAGTTTTTTGTGTGCATTTATTAGTAGGAACTAAACTGATTCAATTATACACAATAACGGGTTATGTATAATAGACCGAAAGGACGAATGACAATGGCACAGGCTGCACTACACGTATGTAACAAATGCGGATGTCACCGACTGACACACGACACATATTGTGAATTACATCAACATTTGAAACGACAATATGACGACCACAGGGAATCGGCGAGCAAACGCGGATATAACGGACGTTGGCGAAAAGCAAGCAAGACATATCTATTGTCACATCCGTTTTGTATTCGCTGTCTGCAACAGGGAAGATACGAGAAAGCCACAGTTGTAGACCACATCACACCGCACAAGGGAAATCAACAGCTGTTCTGGGACAGGAACAACTGGCAACCACTGTGTAAGCAATGCCATGACCGTAAGACCGCGACAGAAGACGGCGGTTTTGGTAGATAATATTAAAAAATTTTTTTCTTTCGTGAAGATTTTTCTCACGGGAGGGGGTATCAAAATTGTTTTTGCGAATATGCGGTAGACCGTCGCCCAAGTCTTTTTTACGCACACGCAAGTTTTCGAGAGGGGGTTAAACCAAAAATGGGAGCAAGAGGACCAACGAAAAAACCGGCAGAGCTGGAGGAACTACACGGCAATCCCGGACATAGAAAAACTGAAAACAGATTGCAATTTTCAAAACCGGAAAAAGTTCCGTCACCGCCGGTGTTCCTAAATAAAATTGCAAAAAAAGAGTGGAAACGATTAGCACCGATTGTATTCAATGCCGGAATGCTGACGGATGCAGATGTAGGAACATTTGCCGCATACTGCGATTCATATGCACAGTGGGTATTAGCTGAAAAGGCGATACAGGCAAAACAACCGGACAAAAATTCTCCTGCACCGCTGACGTTTATCACCGCCAAAGGGTATGAACAACAAATACCTGAAATCAGCATTTCAAACACTGCAAAAAAACAAATGCTGACGTTCGCCAAAGAGTTCGGATTGACACCGTCATCAAGAGCCGGAATGACAAACCCGGTAGAAACTGAGGACAAAAAAGCAAGTATTATGGAATTCATCAGCAAGAAGAACAGGAGTGCGTAAACTATGGATTCGGTAACATCATATGCGAAAAAAGTCGTAGCTGGCAAGATTATTGCAGGTGATTCGGTAAAAAAAGCGTGCAAGCGACATCTGAAAGATTTAAAAAAATCTAAAAGAAAAGATTATCCGTACTACTTTGATGCAGAGCAAGCAGAATATTGTTTTGCATTCGCTGAAAATTACTGCCGACACAGCAAAGGAAAGTGGGCAGGCAAGCCACTGATATTAGAAGATTGGCAGAGATTTGTTGTAGGTTCTATATTCGGGTGGAAGCGTAAAGATGATGATACACGCCGATTCAGATATTTTTACATTCAGGTGGCACGAAAAAACGGAAAATCTACGTTGATGGCGTTCATCGGACTATATGTTATTGTTTGTGACGGTGAAAACGGTGCTGAAATTTATTCGGCAGCAACCAAAAAGGACCAAGCACGAATTATATTTGACGAGGCAAAGAATATGATTGGGAAGTCACCGGAGCTACGAACTATATTGACAACGTACCGGAACAACATCACTTTTGATGCACAATTATCAAAATTTGAACCGCTATCGTCAGACAGTGAAACTTTGGACGGTTTAAATGTGCATTTGGGATTGATTGATGAGTTGCACGCACACAAAACAGGTGATGTGTACAATATTTTGGACAGTGCGACAGGTGCAAGAACACAGCCATTAATCGGAACAGGAACGACCGCAGGCAGAAATCCAAACTGTTTTTGCAAAGAATTATATGACTATTACAAAAATATTCTGAATGAAACAGTTGAAAATGAGAATATTTTCATTTACATAGCAGAATTAGACGAAAATGACGATTGGACAGATCCGCAAAACTGGATAAAAGCCAATCCGAATATAAATGTCAGTGTCAACCTAAAAGATATGGAAAGTATTTATACTGCATCTAAGAATATTCCGTCAAAATTGAATGAGTTCAAGTGTAAAAAACTGAATATGTGGGTTACTGATACCGCTTCATGGGCAAATATGGAGCAGTACAATAAACCACCGACTTTGAAAATCACCAAAGAAGATTTAATCGGTAAAAAGTGTTATGCCGCAGGCGATTTGGCGGTCCGTAACGACTTGGCAAGTGTCGTTTTTGAATTTCCTTTGAGTGACAGGTATTTTGCAGTTTTGCACCACAGTTTTATACCGGAAGACAAGATTTTCGATAATTCACAGAAACATCACATTGATTATCAACGGTATATTGATATGGGATATATAACGGCAACACCCGGTAATGCTGTTGATTTTGACTATATCGAAGATTATATCCTGCGAATGCGTGATAAGTATGACATTTTGGAAGTCTGCTTGGACCCGTGGAACGCAACGCAGTTGGAATCGCACCTAATTGACGAGGGTATGAAAGTTGTTGAGGTCCGACAAGGATTTAAAACATTATCAGAGCCGACCAAAGAATTGGGGATAACGATTGAAGAACGCAAATTAATACACTTTGACGATCCGATATTGAAGTGGGCGGTTGGAAATACAGTAGTTACGTTTGATGAAAACGGTAATGTTAGACCAAATAAGGCGAAAAGTATCAATAAAATTGATCCTGCAATGGCACTGATAATAGCACACACCAGAGCATATACACATGAATTGAATTATGTTGATGTCAACGCAATAGCAGCGGCACAACTGGCAGAATATGAAGAAATGTTGAGAGGTCAGATATAATGAAATTTTTTAACAGAATAAAATCGGCATTTTATGCACTGACACATGATACAACGACAATATCATTGTTAGATGAACGATTTTGGACGCAGTACGGCAGTATACGGAATAGTAAATTGTCGGAAGTGACATATTTCACCTGTCTAAAAACGTTGTCTGAGGCGGTTGCAAAGTTGCCGTTAAAGATGTATCAGGAAACACCGAAAGGTGTCAGTAAGGCAAAAAATTCAGCATTATACAATGTGCTGAAAGTACGACCGAATAAGAATATGACTGCAACAACGTTTTGGGCAACAGTTGTAACGGTGATGTATCATTACGGAAATTGTTATGTATATATCGCACGGAACAAAGAGCCTGAGTTGTTAATATTGGATAACCGATATATGACTGTCTATGATGACAATGCGAAGTTAATAGATGATAACGGCGGAGTTTGGTATATATATTCCGAACCGGTAACCGGAAAGGTATATAAATTCAGCACTGATGAAATATTGCATTTTAAAACATACATGACGTTTGACGGCATTATGGGATTGGCGGTTAAGGACGTGCTGGCACTGACGATTGACGGAGCAATGGACAGTCAAAAATTTATCAAGAATTTATATGAAACAGGTTTGACAGGTAAAGTTGCTGTTGAATATACGGCAGATTTGAATGATGATTTGCGAAAGAAATTAATCAGCACTATTGAAACGGCAACATCGGCGAACAGTGCATTAACGTTTATTCCGATTCCTGCCGGAATGAAGTTAAATCCGTTAAATTTGAAATTGACGGACGCACAGTTTTTAGAATTAAAAAAATATACGGCATTGCAAATAGCCGGAGCATTCGGAATTAAACCGAATCAGCTAAACGATTATGAGAAATCAAGCTATGCAAACAGTGAAGCACAGCAACAAGCATTTTTGACCGACACAATGTTGGTTATTCTAAAGGGTTTGGAAGAAGAATTGGCAAGTAAATTGCTAACATCAGAAGAACTTCAACAAGGATATTTTTTCAAATTCAATGTTGATGTCGTGCTACGAGCGACATTTTCACAAAGAATGGAAGGTTATGCGAAAGCCAGACAAAACGGCTGGTTATCCGCTAATGATATACGCAGTAAGGAAGATATGCCACATATTTCCGAAGACGAAGGCGGTAATGCATACCTAATTAACGGCAATATGATACCGTTAAAAGTTGCTATGGAAGGAGGAAATCAGAAAAATGTCAAGACACAGAAATAAGAAACAGAATAGTTTTAACTGTTATATCCGAAATCAGACCGATGATTCAGCCGATATTTATTTTTACGGCGATATAGTCGGAAATGATGGGGATAAATGGTGGGGAAATGATGATAAATGCCCATCTGACGTAGCCACAATGTTGAAAGAATGTGAAAATGTCAGTCAGTTAAACATTTATGTGAATAGTAACGGCGGTGACGTGTTTGCCGGCAATGCTATTTATAATATGCTGAAACGACATAAAGCACACAAAACAGTGTATGTTGACGGCTTGGCGGCATCTATTGCGTCTGTCATTGTTATGGCAGGTGATGAAATCATTATGCCGGCAAATTCCTATTTGATGATCCACAAAGCGTGGACGTATGCAATGGGAAATGCCAACGATTTGCGTGAAACAGCGGACAGATTGGAAAACATCGAACAAACGATTGTTGATACATACATGGAAAATGTCGCTGAAAATATCACCGAAGATGACATCAAACAGAAAATGTCTGATGAAACGTGGTTGTCGGCAAAGGATGCGGCGGAATTATTCCCACGAATACAGGAAGATGAAAACATAGATGTGGCAGCGTGTATTTCGTCTATAACTTACAACAATATTCCTAAAAATGTCGTTGTCAAAAATGATGACGAAGATGATGAGGAAGAAGATCCGGACGAAGAAGAAGATCCGAAACCAAAAAAGACGGATGAAGATGACGAGGAAGAAGATCCGGACGAGGAAGAACAGAAAGAACAGAAAGAAAAAAACAGTAACGAATTGGATATGTTAGACAATTTCGTATTTATGGAAGGAGCAATAGAAAATGAACAAGAAGATGCGTGAATTACTAGCAAAAATTAAAGAGAAAAATTCACAAGCAAGAAATTTTCAAAATGAAGGTAAGGTTGATGAGGCGAAGCAACTAATTGACGAAATCAAGGATTTGCAAACATCATACGAAAATGAAAAAGCATTATTTGAAATGGAAAGGGACAACGTACCAGAAGAACCAAAGAACAAAACAACAGCAAACGGTTTTTCTGTTATGGCAAAGATTGCACTAAGAAAAAAATTGACCGAAGCGGAAAATGCACTGGTTACAGGCACAAACGGTACAGACGGTGAGAATTATCTAATTCCTGAAGATGTTGATACAACAATCAGAGAATTAAGAAAGACATATATGTCAGCAAAAGATTTGGTAACAGTAGTACCGACATCATCATTAACCGGTAGTTTCGTATTTGAAAAGGGTGTTCCGACAGGTTTGGCAGATTTTGAAGATGGCGATACACTCACAGAAGGCACTAAACCATCATTTGAACAGAAAAAATTCCAAGTTACACACAAAGGTAAGGTTTTCCCTATTTCAAATATACTATTGGAATCGGAAAAGGCTGGTTTGACATCATACCTAAATAACTGGTTTGTTAAAAATTCAATCATCAGTGAAAATACAGACATTTTCACAGCATTGCAAAACGGTAAAACGGCAAAGGCAATAAAGGGATTAGATGAATTGAAATCGTCAATCAACAAAGATTTGGACCCATCCGCCCGAATCGGTGCAGTTATTGTCACAAACCAAACAGGATTTGACATTATGGACAGCGAAAAGGACGCAGTCGGCAGACCGATTTTAAAGGAAGACTATGTAACACCGACACAAAAGTTGTTCCAAGGACTACCTGTAATTGTGTTCCCAGATGCACAACTGCCAAACACCAAAGCAGGACAAGCACCGATTTTCTACGGAAATCTTAAAGCCGGTTGTTATTTCATTGATAGGAAAGGTTATCAGTTTGCAGTATCAACTGAATATCAATTCGGTGCAAATATGACAACTATGCGTGTGATCGAAAGCTATGACGTCATTCAGGCAGATAGTTCTACATACATCTACGGAACAATAACGGCAGCAGGAAGCAAGGCTGTAACGACAAAAGCAGCTGCGTAATGAATGGGAGGGGTGAAGAATGTCCCTAACATTAGACGAAGTAAAGAATTTTCTGCGATTAGATACATCCGATGATGATACATTGTTGGAAATATACATATCAACGGCGGAAGAATACGTCAAATCAGCATGTGGTAGGCAGGTAGATCTGGACAATCCCAAAGCACATACCGTAATGTTGATGTTGGTGGGCGACTATTACGAAAACCGTAGTCCATATGGGCAGGCAAAGTATAGTCAGAATGTTTCAACTATGCTAATGCAGTTACAGTTGGAAACACCACAAGATACTGATGATGAGGTGAAAGAATAATGGATTTTGCAAAGCTAAGGCACAAAGTTGTATTTTTAAAGCCGTCAACATCAGAAATAAACGAACAGTCAGAGCAAGTTATCGGGTGGTTTCCGTTCCACCCGGTGACAAAGGCTGCAAGTGATGATGTATATTCTACGCAAGACGGCGAAATTCGTTTTAAAAGCGGAGTTTTAAGCGGTTTAAATAATGTATTTTCAGATTACGGTGTTCGTGCATATGTTTCGCCTGCGACAGGCAGAGAATATGACGAATCACAGAAAATTCGAGCAGAAACAACATACAACGTGGTAACACGTTATTTTAACGGCATTGAAAGTAATATGAAAATTCTATACGGTGCAAAGGTATTTGACATAGTATCCGTATTGGATATAAATGAGAGTCACAGGGAATTAAAAATCGTATGTTCAGAGGTGGACAGATATGGCAAGACAGAATAAAGATGTATTCGGTTTTGATGAATTGGAAAAATCGTTCAAACGTTTTGAAAAAAACTATCCGGACAAGGCAGATGCCCTTTTAATGGCACAGGGGCAAGCAGTCAATAGAAAGACAAAATCGCTTACGCCGGTAAAGACAAAAAAACTCCGCAATTCGTGGAGATTAAAAAAAGTTAAACTGTACAAGGGTGGAACAGTCAGAGTTGCCAGAATTCAAACGAGAGCACCTCACGGACATTTGGTTGAATTAGGTCACGAACAGGTGTCGGGAGGCAGAACAAGAGAAAAAGGACGAAAACTAAACCGAGTACAACGTTTCGTCAGAGGAATTAAATCGCACGGACGTGTTGAAGGTAAGCATATGTTAAGTAATGCAATACAAGAGGCACAATCACGCTTTGACCGAGATGCAAATAAAATGTTAGATAAATTAGTGGAGGAATTTAACAATGATTAAATCACAGGATATACGCAGATTTATAGCGGACAAACTACGAAATGCAGAATTCAATGTAATATCATCAGAAATTCAAGAAGGCTACCCTAAGCCGGCAGTGTTCATCTATGTATATCCATCATCAATTACAAAATCCGGAGGCTTTTTGGAGGATGACGTTTATAGTGTAACCATCAAGTATATTCCAAAAACTGAAACTGCACAAGAATGTGCCGAGGCGGCGGAAAAAATTCGCGAAACATTGATGTACAGTACGATTGATGTACAGGACAGGCATTTAACTATGGAAACAATGGATATGGCAATCGAAGAAGAACGTTTAACTGTGATGTATGACGTTCCTATAACACAGTCCATTGATGAATGTGACGATTATGACAATGCAGAAACCATAGAAATGAGAGGTATATAATATGGGATTATCAACAATAAATGTAGAATTTAAAGCAGCGGCACAAACCGCTGTAAAACGCAGTGCAAACGGTACAGTTGCACTGATTTTGAAGGATGAAACCAAGGAAGATACCACATACGTTTACAACAATGAGACGGAAGTGGTTAAGAGCCATTGGACATCAGACAATCTAAATTACATAAATATGGCGTTTAAAGGTTCACCCAAAAAAGTGATTATCGAAAGAATTGCCGCAGAAGGAAGTCTTGATGATGCCTTGAAGCGTTTGGCAAATAAGAAATGGAATTATCTTGCCGTTCCGTCATTACAGGACGGTGAAGTTAAGACTGTGGCAGATTGGATTATTGCACAGCGAACGGCAAAGAAACCGTTTAAGGCAGTATTACCGCATTCTGTATCAAATAACATCGGTATTATAAATTTTGATACCGATGATATAAAAATCGGCAGTAAGACCTATACGACCGCTGAATTTTGCGTATATATTGCCAGTATTATTGCCGGAACTGCACTGAATGAGAGTGTAACAGGCAAAGTCATTTCAGAAATCAGCAGTATTACAGAGAGTTTAACCCCCGATGCGGATGTTGATGCCGGAAAGTTAATTTTAATCAACGATGGTGAGCAGGTCGAAATTGCACGAGGTGTGAATTCATTGACAACGGTTGGAACAAATCAGACAGAGGATATGAAGTCAATCAAGATAGTTGAAGGAATGGATCTGATTGCAGAAGACATTAGAACAACATTCAAAGAAAACTATATCGGCAGAAGTAACAGTATTGAAAACAAAGAACTGTTCATTGCCGCAGTGAATCAATATTTTGAAACACTGACAAAGGAAGGTGTGCTATATGACGGTTACGAACATTATGCAGAAATCGACATAGACGCACAAAGAGAGTATTTGGCAAGCAAAAGTGTTGACGTTGCAAATATGAGTGATGTTGCAATCAAACAAGCCAATACAGGCACATTTATGTTTATGGCGGCACATATTCAAATGCAAAACGCGGCGGAAGATTTGAAATTCGTTGTAAACATGTAATCGAGGAGGTAGACATATATGAGTAGAAAAATTTCAGCACCCAACATTATTTCCGGTACACACGGCAAGGTATGGTGGGACGATTCGGTCATTTATGAAATTTCAAGTTTTGAATCAACACTGGATCCTGACCGTGAAGATGTCACATTTTCGGGTGATATGATCAAGGATAGCAAGTTGATGAGTGTGTCGGGTACGTTCACAATGAAAGTGCGAAAGGTATTTTCACGAAGCAAGATTTTTGCGGAAGCGTTTATGCAAGGAAAAGACCCACGTTTTACACTGATTAGTCAACTAAAAGACCCAGACGCATATGGTGGCGAATATGAAAAAATCCAACTGACTAATTGTTGGCTTAATAGTGTACCACTAACCGGTGGTGAAAACGGTAAGGTAGTTGAAGAAGAATACAAAGGCGGTTTTACAGGATTGAAATTCCTTGAAAGCATTGAACCGATAGAACAGGATTAAACATTTTAGGAGGTTATAAAAATGACAGGACAAGAAAAACATACAAGATTGACGTTGGACGAAATGATAAGACGTTCAGAGCAAGTAAAGGAAGCAAAGAACAAAAATAAAACAAAGGAATTGTACGTTGAAAGCCTTGACGGTACAATCACAATAACAAAACCAACAAGAAATCAAGTAAATGACGCAATGAATATGGATGCGTCTTCAGGCGAATCGGATGCATATCTGGTGTATGAATGTGTGACAGAACCGCCACTGAAAAACAAACAACTGCAACAGGCATATGGCTGCCAAGACCCATTAGATATTCTTGACAAAATATTTGAACCGGGCGAGGTATTGAATATCTCGAAAGCTGCATTAAGTTTTGCAGGTTATGTTGACGATAGCGTTAAGGCGGTTGAAGAACTAAAAAACTAATTGAACGCAACGGTGATTTTGAGTTAATACATTACTACGTCCAACGTGGTTTTGATTGGGACAGAATTGCCGGGGCTACGGGAAATGAAAAGGCATTTTTAAGAGCCAGTATGATAAAAGCATACGAAGAAGAAGCTGAAAAGATAAAAGCAATGACAGGAGGCGGTTGATGTGGCAAAAAGT